AAGAATTAATACACTTAGCACATCATCTCCCATCCCGCTCCAACTGTTGGGCTGTATAGCTGGGACGTTCAAGGCAGAACGCAAACTACACGAGCGATTTGCGCAGCTACGCTCGCACGGCGAATGGTTTCACGCGACCGACGAACTCCTGGCGTTTATCAAGGCGCTGCTCCGCAGACGTGGGGTTGTGATCGATGGCTGAGCGTGAGCGTTTTGAGCCGATCACGGTGACCGTCAAGGAGTTCGGCGTGGTCTCGGGATTGAGCAAGGACAGCATTTACAAGCTCATCAACTCCGGCGAGATCAGGTCGGTCGTGATTTGCGGCCGGCGTCTGATCGATATGGCCTCATATCGGGCTCTCGTGGCCCGCCCAAATCTGACGTCACCTAAGCGCGGGGGAATGAGTGGGGGAAACCCAGCAAATGAGAAATATTAATAACATGAAATTGCTATCGCTTTTCCGACAGTACGGCGGCCACCCCATCCGACCCTCATACGTCAGCATATGTCGCCATACGACACGAAGCGCTAGGGTTTCTGCCGATCACCTCATTCCATTAGTCCGTATACGTCTGCCATTGAAGCCCCCCACCGGGCCTCGAATGGGGGAACAGGTGGGGGGACGATGAGCGGGCGCCTGGACGCCATCCTCGCCGGCCTGGTGTTGCTCGGCGTCGTCCTCGGGTTGAGCATCTGATGGCGAACCCGAGCGCGAGGCATTCTTTCCGGGAAGAATACCCTAACAATGGCCAATCGAGCCGGGGCTCGGCCACCAGGGGCTCGGGTTTTTGGTTGTTGGACTTAGGGGTTTCACCACTTGGACTCAGTTGGCAACTGACTATCTGATTTAGGGGATTCATATGGCTGAGCTGGCTGAGTTGGACGCTGACGCCTGCATCGACATCGCCACAGAGATAATCGACGACCGCGACGCCACCATTGCCCGCCTGACCAAGGAGCGCGACGAAGCCCGCCGCAGCGCGGAGGCTCTGCGATCTGAGATCGCCCGGTTAACCATCTATTTGCGTGACATCGGCCAGGAGCATCCCCATAGATGAAAGCGGCGCCGAACGGGGGTGAGATCCCCGCCCGACGCCATGTCGGCCGCGCGCAATGTTGAGGCCGGCCCGCTAGCGCAGCGGGTACACGGCGGGCGCGTACCCGATGAGCCCGAGCAGCATCATCACGATGATCAAGACGCCGACCACCACGATCACGACCTGCACGATCCGGCCGAACGGCTCGGGCAGCGGGATCTGTAGAGCCACCCAGTAAATCAGCCCCAGAACAATGACGACGACGAGCAGCGTGATCAGGAAACCGATCATGCGACGAGCCTCCCCGGCTCGCAGATCAGCACGAGATCGCCGACGCCGTCTCCGTTGTCGGCAAGCTCGAAGGTCATCTCCAGCGTCTGCCCCGGCTGCACCGGCTGCCCGGTGCCCATGTTGCTGCGGAGCTCGACCGGCACCGGCAGGCGGTTCGTAAAGCTAAGCAGCACGATCATTTCGCCGCCTCCAATAGTCTCCGCACCTCGTCGCACGGCTCCAGTACGGAAAGTATTTTGCCGTCAGCCAGCCACAGCACGCAGCGCGCCTCGGGGGTAGCCACCTTCTTACCCGTGCCCACCCCGGCGTGCAGGCTGGTGACATGGGATGGCATGACTGCGACCACCCCGCCATCGGCCCGGTGCAACAGCACCATAGTCATGGCCAACGCGGCCGGCGCCAGTCCAAGCACGCTACGACGTGTTGACCGTGACGGCGTATTGCTGCGCGCCCGTCGGCCCCGGCGTTACGGTCGTCGCGCCGCCCGCAACGCCCACGCCGACGATATGGTTCGCCAGGCTCGCCGCCGCCGGGATCGTCGTGACGACCACCGAGCCGATGCCCGGCCTCGATCCCGACAGCGTGTTGCTTGCCGCCATCAGGTGATCGTGATCACGGGATTGTAATAAGTCGTGGTGCTGGCGCGTCCGAGCCGCACCTGGCCCCGCACCCGGCCGGCAACCAGCGGCGTAAACACGACCTCCAGCTTCTGCTTTACCGGCGTTGGCGGCGAGCTGCTCCACGTCGCGGTCGATGTCGTGACGGCGGCGGCTGTTGTCAGCACCGTTGCCGGCAACGTCGTCGTGATGGTGGCGACCGGCGACGATGCCGTGCCCTGAAACTCCAGCACCAAGCTGATCTCGTCGTTGTTCAGGCTGGCGCTCGAAATGATCTCGACCGTCGCCGTCTTGCTGGTGCCCACCGCCTGCTGTTCCACGTCGAGCCAGAACCCGACCAGCGGATTGACGTACTTATCGACCGTCGTATTGCTGACGAGCTTGTGGCTGAAGACACCCACATCGTCGGTCGCGCCGCCTGACAGCACAATCGTTCGTTCGGTCGTCAGCACGCCCGCCGGCTGATGGCTCTCGTTGACGATGTTCGTGCCGTCGTAGCAGTTGACCAGTTCCACGATGTCGCGGGTATTGTTGGCGAGGCTCGGGTTGAAACGCACGACGCCCGACGCGATGCGGCAGCTATCGAGCAATATCTTGGCGCCGGCCGCGTTCGGCGTTGCAATGCAGGTCGTCAACGCGCTGAGATCAACGCCGCGCGCGGTAACGATGACTGCTGCCGTGGTTGCCGATGAGACAAAGAGCTGCGCGCTGGGAATGGTTGAGCCCGCTGCGATTGCGCTCGCCGTATTCAGCCAGATAATTTCCAGCGGCCCGACTTGGGCGTTGAAGCATTGGTTTGCGTGCGAGAACTTGACCGTCGAGTTGTGCAAGACAAGCGTGCTGGCGCTGGCGGATGCGATGCGGGCGCCGGTCGATGCCGCGTTGTTCAGGTACAATTGGCAGGCGTCGAGCCAGGCTGTCTTGTAGTTGCCGCTGGCGCCAATGGCGATCCCGGTTGCGCCCGAGCAGGCATAGCTCAAACCGTAGTGATAGATCGGGACGCCGGTATCGAGGGTCAGTTGCGAGCCCGACACCGTGCAGGTCGCGCCGGCCAGGAGATCGCCGGCAACCGGCGGCACGCTGCCGGCCCGGTTGACGCTGAGGATGTGCACCGCGGTAAAGCTCACCGCGCCGCCCGCGCCGTAGGTCGTGTTCGCCGTCTGCGTCTCGCTATGATCGGACGAGACAAACATGCGGTCGCCGGCCACGAAGCGGGCCGTGCCAACCGCGCCGTTCAGTGTTGGGATATCGCCAGCCGCGGCGCTCCAGCCATAGGCGCTCTGACCAGTTACGTTCGCGAATGTTGCGGTGCCGCTAACCACCGTGCCGTTGTTCGTCGTCGGCCAGGTCGGCTCGCTGGCTGCCGATGTGCCGGCAACCGTGCAGCGCATCACCCACTGCGCCTTCGGGGTTGACGTGATCCTTCGGACGAAGTTTCCGACCGTGTACCCGGTCGAAACCGCGAAGACCGGGACCGCAGCGTGGGCTACGCTGGAAGTGTACCAGTCGGTCAAGTTTCAAACCCTGCGAGCGAACACGCAAAATCAGCAAACGTCGCATCCGGCGAGGCCGGTGCCACCAGCGCAATCGAGTCGCCCTGCGCGAAGGTGATCGCCGCGCCGCCGGCCGACGCGAAGGTGCCGACCATTGCCCCGGCGGCTATCGTGATCGTGCCGACGCTGCTGAATGTCCCCGGCGCCGCGCTGGTCGCCTTCTGTACGTCGATCGCCGTCGATGCCGTGGCATTCGCCGTGCCGCGGGCCATGCTGGCGTGCCCGAGGTAGGCGCCGAAGTTGGCCGGGATCGTGACGGCTTTGGAGAGCCGATGAAGCAGCAGAAGCTGCGAGGCGGCAGGGGTACCCGGCGCGAAGCAGGACAGCACATAGCGGGGCCGCTGCACCGTCCAGAGGCTGGCATCGCGGTAGAGCATCGAGCCCGCCGCCGAGCCGAGCGCCCGGTCAATGATCGCCGAGAGCGTCGCCGGCACCGCGGCCGCCGGGCTCGCCGTCGCATTGCCCAGCACCTCACCCGCCGCTGCGGTCGGCAGCACCGCAACCACGGTCGGCGTGATCCACGCGCCGCCGGCCCCCAGGAACTTGTCGGCCGCCGCATCGCCCGCGGCCGGCGCCGGCACCATGCCCGGCGTGCCGCCCGCCCCGGTGTCGCCCTCGAAGTTCGGCAGCAACGCCGCCGCCTCGGCCGCCGTCGCATTCACCCAGCGCGAGGTCGCGGCGTCGTACATGAAAAAGTCGGCGTCGGCCGGGCTGGTGATCGCAACGTCGGTCAGGTCGCCGAGCGCCGCCGTGGTGCCCTCGGCGCCGACCAGCTTCTGGTAAAGCGGCAGCCCGCTGACGGTATCGACGGCGGCCCAATCGAACGTTGCGGCCGAAGTGTGCGATACCATCACCGCGCCGAAGCCGTTGTCCGGCGCGATGATAAAATCCATCTCCGCGTAGGGCGTCGCCGGCATCCAATCGCCGCGCCACTGCGGCACCGGGTACGTCATCACGATGGGTCCGAGGGTGCTCCCATCGGACATCTGCATTGTAAAGAGGCCGCCCGAGATGTTGATCGCAACGGGCGTTATCGCTTCCGGCGGGTTGTCTTGCAGGTACTCGATGCGCTGATCGACATCGTAGAAATTCTCATCGACTTCAGCCGGCACAAGGTTGGCGCCCTTGCCCGCGCCCCAGGCGCCATCGGTGCGGTAGAGAATTGTCATGGCGAGAGATCCGGCCCCGGTGTGTACGCCACGATCAGCCCGGTCGGCGTCAGCGGTGGGGCCGGCTCCTCCGGCGCGGCCGGCTCCCCGCTGTTGATGCCGGCAATCCAGTGGCCGGAGCCGTGCAGCAGCACCGCCGGCTTCTGCTCGAGCAGCGCCTCGGCCGCAGCCGGCGGCATGGGCGTGCCGTCCTCGGCGACAAAGGCGCGGCGGTTGTCTTCGATGCCGGTGTCGAGCGTGACGCCGATGAACATCTGAAACTCGGCCATCTCGACGGCGTAGATATTGTCTACCCAGACGGGCGCCGCCGGGATGCCGAGCGGGCTGTCGGCGGTCGGCAAATCTTCCGGCCCGAAATCGCAGCTCGACGGCACGCCCCACAGATTGCCGATGAGACCGGTCACGTCGTTAGCCACATCCCAGGCATTCTCCGTCAGGATCTCGTTGCCGCTGCCGCCGTCCACATAGTACGGCCCGAGCGCGTCGTCGGACTCGCGGTAGTCCAAATCATCGACCGCATACCAGAACTGGCACGCGCTGTCGGTGCCCTCGGCGGTGTTGGCGTGCGACGTGCCGTCCGGGTCTTCAAGCTGCGGCGGGCCGTGCGTCGTGCAGGCATTCGAGAAGTCGAAGCTCAGAAGGATGTGGTGCCAGGTATCGGCCGCCAGCGCGAGGTTCGGGTTGACGAAGAAGTATTCCGGCCGGGCGTTGCGGGCGTCGGACACATCGACCGTGCTGATGGTGTGAGCATAGGTCTCGTCCGGGCCGGTGCCCCAGCCGGTGCCCGGCGACATGTCGGGCGGATCGCCGACCCAATCCTCGCCGCGGTACAGGTCGATCAGGCTGATCTGGTCGCCGATGTGCGTCAGCACGGCACGCCCCGCCATCTGCCAGTTCATCACCAGATACCCGACACCCTCTGCCGCGCAGTTGATGCCGACGTGCGACGGCTCGATGGTCTCCTCCCCGGTGATGGTGAACGAGGTCGGCGACAGGATCACGATCGGCGGATCGGGCGTGAAGCCGACCGGGTTCGCGACGTTCTCGAAGTTCGTCACCTGCGCGTGCTGGGTCAGCGGATCGCCAAACGTGAAGAGCGGCATGATGTAGCGGAACGGCGTGCCGAGCGGCATCGCGTCGCCGGCTTCCCGCACCGCGTCTAGCGATTCCAGCGGCAGCCGGAACCACAGCGAGATGACGCCCTTGCGAAAGTCAGCGAGCCCGAGCGGCAGCGAAAGATAGCTCACGGGTTCCTCTGCGCGCGGCAACCGGCGGCCCGGCGCCGTCGCCAAAATGCACGGCCAACCCGCCCCAATGCACTTCCTTCAGGTGCTCGGGCGGGTTCTCGCGGTACGGGTGCTCGGCCGAACCTTCGGGACCGACCGGCGGCATCAGGCCGCGCCCGCATAGCGGAACGTCTGCGTGCCGTTGTTCCTGGTGCCGCTGCCGGCCGGGATGAAGCCCTCCGATTCAGCCACGGTATAATCGCTCATCCCAGGCGCCGGCTGGCTCGATGTGTTCGGTCCCGGAGGCGCCGCGTTGCCGGCGGAATCGAAGGTTATCTCCAGCGCCCGGTCGGCGATGACGTACTGGCTCGGATCGTCCGGGTTCTCGATCCGCACGTCTTCCGAGACGCGCGAGCGCTCGGTGTTGACGTTGAAATCGACACCCGGCATCGGCAGCGCCTGCGGCATCTGCCCGACTGTGCCCCAGCAGATCAGGCCGGGAGTGGTGCCCTCGGGGTCGAACTCGGGCGGCCTGGGTATCCTGTACCGCTGGTAATTCTGCGCGATGGCGTCGAAAGTCGGGAGCGCCGGCAATTGCGGCTTGAAGGCCATCCACAGCGGAATGCCGGATGGGTTTACCGACACGGGCTACGCCTCAAGATTGATCTGTTGCGGGATCGGCAGCGGCTGCACGGCCGGCAGGTACACCGTCTCGAAGTCCTGCCCTTCGCCGGCAACCGGCGTCATCTGAAAGCACAGCCGCGTCGGGTAGTGCGACAGCGCGTCGATGGGGTCGCTGGTGGCATTCACCACCGCGATCTGATCGTCCATGCCGCCGGTTATCGTGATGCTCTGCAACGCCTCGTCGCGGTCGAAGGCGAGCAGGTTCACCCCGTCGTCGTCGATGCCGAAATCATCGAGCGATTGGTACACGAGATCGGCGGTCGGCAGCATTACCTCGGCGCCGCTCATCTGCTGATAGCCGGCGTCCACATAGCCCAGCTCGACATACCCGGGCGTGCCCGCCGCCGCCGTGACTGTGCCGCCGTGCCCGATGGCGCAGCCGATGGTCAGGTCCACATAGTGCGGCCCGCTGCCGCTGGCCGCGAAGCTGTAGCCGGTGATCTTGCCGATGGCCTCGCCCGATGGCAGGCGCCGGTCCACGATGTGCGCGTTCATCCGCAGCGTCGCCGCGATGCCCGTCGCCCACGGCACCCGGCACTGTACCTCGATAGCCCGAGCCCGCCGCCGCAATTCGGCCCGGCCGAGCAGCAGCAGGTACTGCACGCTCATGTTGCCGCGGTCGGTGTTGAGATAGCTCGCCCGCCGAGTGTCGCCGACAGCCAGCCCGAGCGACGGGTCGGTGATCGTGTCCTCGGCGCTGATCGATATCTTCCCGACGTTCTCCTCGTTCTCCGGCTCGGCGAGCAGCGCCTGGATGTCGGCCGGCAGCGAGCAGCGCACCACCTCGACCCGCCCGCGATCCGCCGCCCAATCGAACAGCGTGAATTGCTCGATGGCCGAGATTGGGAAATCGACGTAGTAATCCGAGTAGCCGCCGAAAAAATAGTTGGTGCGGGTCCACTGCGGCAGCCCGGTCTCCTGTGCCTGCGTCAACTCATCGAGCGCGTCTTGGCCGAGTTGCCGGTACTTGACGCGGTAGTTGTACCGCTTGAATCCTTTCGGTGCCTCGAACGCTCCGGTGGCTGCGTTTACCGTCCAGCCGCCGCCGAAATCGGTGTTCGGCTTCGGCCAATCGTTCTTTAGCCCGTCGCCGGTCAGCGATGAAATTACGCCCGATTTCAATTTGGGGATCATCCCGCCGCCGGCCCGCACGTCTACCTGCATGCGGTAGATCGACTTGTGGACGACGCAGATGTTGTACACATCCCAGGTCACGTCGATGACGCCGTGCCCGGTCTGCCGCCAGGCGAGCGTCCCTTCGAGATCGACGCGCGACAACGGCGGCTGCGAATAGGACGCGCTGAAGCTGTCGTAGGTGTGGTCCGCCTCGCCTATCGTCAGCGTGCCGTCCTCGCCCTCCAGTTCGTCGGAGTGCGTCAGCGCCAGTGTGTCGCGCGCGATGTGCCACTGCGCGCCGTAGCCGTTGAGCACCACGTCCGGGTCATCCTCGCCGGCCGCAATCCATATCGGGTCGTAGTACGGCAGCGTCTTCAGCGTCTCGGCGTAATTGCGCTTCACCTCGTCGTAATCCGGCGGCCTGGCGGCGAACAGCAGCCGCACCGCCTCGCCGTCGATGCTCTCGGGAACCGCCACCAGGCGCCCGCAGAACAGCGGCACGATGCCCTCGCCGCTGTCCCACGACAGCCAGCACCACTGCACCCGGCCCGGCGCGAGCAGTCCGGTGCCGGGGTTGATCACCGTCATGGTGAGCCCGGCGAAGTCGCCCTCGGCCTGGGTGATCTGTAGCTCGGTGATCGCTTCGTCTTCGACGGCGTGCACCAGCGGGTCGAAGGCTATCGGCGCCGCCATCCACGCGAAATAAAACACGGCCTACTGTTCTTCGAGTTCGAGCGACCAGCCCACCGCGGCGCCCCACTCGTCGGTGTTGGTGCTGTAGCTGATGACCATCATGTCGAGCTGCGGCCGGAAATACGTCCATAGGCCCGCGGTGCGCGACGAGCCGCTGACGACGGTGCGCTGCGGCGAGCCGCCGGCTGTCAGGTATCCGAGCTCGCTGACGCAATCGACCGTCACCGGCATGCCGGGCCACACGCCATCCAGCGCGGGCGCCTCCTGATCGGCGCAGGAGATCGTGCTCTTGTACTTGCGCATCTGCACCGGGCTGAGATCGATCAGCCCGCCATTCACGGTGCGCGCGATGGCGCCCGCGGCGTCGATAGGATCGAGCGTCTGTGAAAGTCCCCTGGCCGCGTAGGTCGGGAGGCCGGGGCCGCTGATGACGAGCAGGGTAGGAGAGGTGCTGGTGATCATTGCAGCAGCCCCGCGCGGCGCCCACCGGCCAGCATGCCGGCCCGCCGAGCCTCGCGCGTCAGCCCGCCGACAATGGCGTTGTCGGCTTGCAGCGCAAAGCTGCCGCCGGGAAACACAAGGTTAACTGTGGCGCCGCCGCCTGCCACCAGCCCGCCGCCGGCAAAGCTCGGGATCGAGCGCGCCCGCACCATGCCGCCCTGCGCGAAGCTGCCGAACGGGTTACGGAGGTTGTTGAGCGCCTCCATGAACTGCGGCCCCCAGCGCTCGACCGCCCGCGCCCGCATGACGTATTCGCCGTCGCTGAGCCGCGCGAGGATGCTGTCCGAAGTCGGGCCGCCGGGACCGCTGACGTAGCCGCCACCCGCCATGCCAGGGATCGGCGCCTCGGCGACTACCTGCGGCGGCGCATTGCCGGTGATCCACTTGATGCCATTGATGACGGCATTAATTGCGTCCATCACCTGGCCGAGCGAGGCCTTGGCGGCGTCGGCCAACGCCTGCCACGGGAGCGCGTTGGCGATCAGCTCGGTGAAGCCTTTCCAAACGTCGGCGATCTCTTTGAACTGTTCGACAAAGAAGCTCTTCAGGTTTTCAAGGGCCGTTGCCCAATTATTGAGCCCTTGGGTCAGCGCCGGATACCAATAGACCACCAGCGGTTGGATTATGCTTTCGATAGCGTCGCCCAGCCGGTCCCAAGCGGCCTCGTAATCATCCAGTCGTTTCTTCACTTCGGGGTCGAATGCCCGGCCGGTCTGTTGCAGTTGCTGGTTGATCTTGTCCAAGGCGCCGCTCTCGGCCAGCCGCGTGATCGAAATAGCTATTCGCGACCACTGCCTGCCGAACATTTCCGTGCCGACAGCCGCTGCCTGCAATGGGTTGGTGCCTTTCAGCTCGTTGAGCTTTTGGGCGAACTCGACCAGCGCTCTGCGGGCACCATCGGTTTGGTTGCTGAACCTGAACTGGTTGATGCCGAGTTCATCGAAGGCTTTGGCGGCCGGCGCGAACGCGTTCTGTTGTGCCTGGGACAGCGTGACGGAAAACTTCGCCAACGCCTGCCGCGCCAACTCGGTCTTGACGCCGGCACCTTCCATCACCTCCTGAAGAATCTTCACGTCCTGCCCCGAGAACGCCCCGCCCGTCGCCTCCGAGATGTTGCGCAACTCGGTGAGGTTCTCGGTCACGCTGCCGATGGCTTTGGTGACGCCGGCCACCGACGCCACCGCAGTCGCAGCCGCGGCGGCCACACCTCGAAAAGCCCCGACAATCCCGGTGATGCCCTTGGCGGCGCCGACGCTGCTTGTGCCAAGTTCGTCTTGCGCCCGGCTCGCGTCGCGCAGCGAGCGGGAATACTTTCGCACCTCGGCCTCGGTGCTCTGAAAATCCTTCGACACCTTGTCGAGCCGGGTACGGTCGCCGGTCTTCGCCGCCTCGTCGGCCGCAAGCTTCAGCTCCTTGCGCATGTCGCGCAGGCTACGCTCGGCCAGCGCCAGGTCGGCGCGCATCTTGCTGCTGTCGGCGCCGATCTGGATCGTGAGATTATCGGGCATCGGTCAGTCGTCCAGTTCCTTCAAGGTTGCCTTCGTCGCCTTGTCGTCGCCCTGCGCCGCCAGCCGGCCGAGCACGAGCTGCTCGCGCATCTCGCGTCGCCTGCGATGCCCTGCGATGGCCAGGAAGGCGCCTATTTGGCGAGGGGTATAGTCGAGCACGTCAGCGGCGTTGTGCCCGTGTGCGATCAACTGCTCGGCGGCGGCGGCGTATTCGTAGCCGCTGCCCTGCCAGCGCGGAGCCCGGCGCCGCCGTCGATCAGCCTTCCGAGCTTTTCCATAAAAGGGCCGAAACCGTCCGGCATCGTCAGGTCGAGCACCGCGCCGATGCACTCGGCGGCGTCATCGAGCGACATCGCGTCGGCGATATTGTCGGCCGCATCGGGCTGCCCGGCAGCCTCGGCGATGATCGAGCCCACCGCATCCGGCGCAGCGATGACGACGGCCTCGAAGTCGAGCGCCGGGGCGCCCGCGGCGAACAGCTTTCGCAACTCGGGGAAGCGCAGCAATAGGCTCGCGATCTGCCGCACGCCGAGCCCGCGCAGCTCGACCTCGCTGCCGCCATTGATTCGGACGGTGCGGCGCTGCGGTACAATGTCGATCAGCGAAACCATCAGGGCGGCACCACCGCCTCGCCCATGAACGCGAGCATCAGGTTATCGTAGGTCCACTCGTCTAGCGTGAGATTGAGGGTCGCGTTCATCTCGTGCACGACTTCGAGATCCTTGGAGCGCACGCCGAAGCGCGCGGAGTAATGCGGGAGTGGGGTGATGTCGGGCGCAAACTCGAACACGGGCACGTTGCCGAGATCGCGGTACGCAACATCCGGGTCGATCATCACCGAAACGACGCCCTTGCCGATGTAGTAGTTGTCCACCAGCGGTGCCACGATAGCGGTGTCCGGGTGGGTGATAGTGCCAAAGATGCCCTCGTCATCGATCAGCACCGTGCCGGTCAACTCCATCTGGCCCCACTCGTCTTGAATGAGCCCGATGGCATTCGCCGGGCGAAACATCACCCGGTTAAGTTCCATAATGATATTTGGCCCGATATCGTTGGCACCCTCGAATTTTATCTTGCCGATGATCTCGCTCTTGGCGAGTACATTGAACGTGCCGGCTGCCATGCGTGGCTCCTTTCAGTCGAGCTTGTTGATAGCTTCGCGGATGGCGGCCAGCGCCTTCGGCCGCAGCGCCGTCGCCGGCCCGCGCAGAAAGCGCATCGCCTGTATGGTCGGGCGGCGCCGGGTAAAGCTGCGCACCGTCACCGGGCGCCCGCCGGTCGGGCGGCCGAAGACGTGGCTGAGCCGCATGCTGTGCGCCCGCACCGGCACCCGGCCGCCGCGGCGCCGGCCCGGCGCGCCATATTCGAGCGCCCCGGCGATCACCGCTTCCCGCGGATGCGCGCTGTCGCCAACCCGCACCCGGCCGCGCACATAGTTCGGGCGCACATCCACATAAGCGCGGGTCAGCGAGCGCAGCCGCCCGGTGCGCGACGGCTCGCCGGCCTTGACGCGCACCAGCAGCTCGTTCGTCAATCGCCGGATGACGGGTTCGAGCCGCTTCTGAACCTGCTTCGGCAGTTCGGCGAAGCGCGCCGTGAGCCGCCCGGTGTCGCCCTCGTCGATGCGGAAGTCGATGCCGCCGGCTATGGCGCCAGGTCGTCCAGCTTGAAGACGTACTGAAACGTCAGCGTGATATCGACCCGGTGCTCCTTCGCCTCCGCATCCGGCGGCGCCACGAGGCAGCCCTCGTATCGGATGACGCCGTTCGTGCCGATGGCGGCGTCGAGCGGCGCATCGGTCAGCACCGCTGCCACAATCGCCGTGCGGTAGCGCGACAGCAGCACCCCGGCATCGGCCGAGCCGCCGGCCCGCACATAGACGGTGATTGCCGGCGACAACTCCATGCGCTGGATCTCGGAATGCCGGATCTGCGGCGGCTGATCGCGCAGCGCCTCCACGCCGTCGTGGATCACCACCGCGGGCCGCGCCAGCCCCGCCACGTCGAGCGAGTTGCGCACCACGGCAGCGACGCCCGGCACCGCGGCGCACAGCGCCGCCAGCCGCGACAGGATCGCCTCGCGCTGGTCAGCCACGGCAGAGCAGGTTCAACCGCACCAGTTGCCCGTCGTGGACAATCGGTGCGATCTGCTTGATTTCGGTCGCATCGCCGTTGATGACGATGGGGTCATCACGCTTCGGCAGGTTCGGCGGACTGAATGCGCCGAGCCCGGTCGGGCTGAGAATGACGCGAATTTCGGTCACTTCGCCGGCCTCGATGTCCTGCGGACCGTATTGCCGCACCGCCGCCGGCACCGTCACTTGCTCCGCCACCGTGTTGGCGCCGGTTATCGGATCTGTCGTCCAGCGTTGCAGGGTCACGGCCTGCCCGTAGCCGGCCAACGCACGGTCGAGCCGGGCGATCTCGGTTGCGGCTTTCATACCGACCAGAGCTTGTAAGGCGCCAGTAGCGTGCGCGTGCCCGGCGGCATCGCGCCGCCGCTGGTGCCGGCGCCGGATTCGCCCGCGTATACCTGCGCGATCACGTCTGGGATCGTCTCCGAGCGCAACGCCGGATCGCGCCCCGTAGCGTAGTGTCGCGCCGTCAGCCATTCTAAGGCGGCGGCCCGCAGATCGGCCGGGATCGTCGCGTACCCGGCCTCGTAGTCGATGACCAGCAGTGGCGAAGCCCACAAGGTCGGGCTCAGCGCCCCGTCGAGCCGGTAAAGCGCGCCCGTGTCGGGGAAGACTTCCAGCAGCTCCGCATCGAGGCCCACGCCGTTCTCGGCCACGACAACCTGCGGCACGCCCGTCTCGCTCAGCACAATCGGCCATTGCCGTGTCGAGATCGGCTCGCCGAAGCCGCCGCAGTGCCCGCGGATCTGGTCGCGATAGGTCTGCACCGCAAAGGTGCGGTTGCAATAGTTCGACACTGCCGCCGACACCGCGTCGATCTGCATCGCCAGCGCCGCATCCTGCGTCGTGTCTTCCGGCGCGATGCCGAGCGCCAGCTTCGCCTCCTCAAGCGTGATCAGCGCCAGGCTCTCGGCCGGCGTCACGACCAATGTGAAGCGGTGCCCGTTCATGCCCGCTCGATGTCGTATTGCTCGAACAACTCGCGCAGATCGAGCGGCGGCCCGACGCTGCCGTCCGCCATCACCGGCACGACCCGATAGTCGCGCGTCTCCCACGATGCAATCGCCAGCACTGGCCCCACCGGGCCGCGCTCCCCGCGCTCCCCAGGCTTGCCCCGGCTGCCGGCCCTGGCCGACACCGCCCAGCCATCGCCGGGCAACTCGCCGGGGTCGTCGTACCGCGCACGCCACTCGGAATCCCGAAAACTGACGAGATCGAATTTCCGGTATTGCCGCTCGGCATCGAACAGCCCGCACACCTCGCCGACGTATGGCTCGGGACCGGGTTCGCCGGGGTCACCACGCTCCCCGCAAATTCCCTTTATGTTTCCGACTAGAACCCAAGTCATTTCAACGGTCATCCATACGATAGGGTTTACGCCAAGCAACGATATTGCTCTATCTGCGATGCCGAGAAATCAAAACGTCTAAGGGCAAAGTGGAGAGCCGAAGGAGTATTCAAAATATGAAGTGATACAAATCTCCGCTTTCGACATCTATATACACGTCTCCATTTTTGCCCGTTTGTTCCGGCGCGCCGCGGCCACAATAAATCAGACTGCCCGGCGTGCCAGCCGCGCCCGGCGCACCGTCATGCACCTCTGTGAGCCGAGCGGCGACCGCATCAGTCAATGCTCTCTCGGCGTTGGCCGCGCGAAGTTCAAACTCAGCCCGGCTTGCCTGCAATGCTGCCATTTCTGCCCTGATCTCGGCGTGCAGCACGGACGCAGCGAGCCGTAATTCGCGTTCGGCGCGGCCGGCTATAGCGCCGAGTTCTTCGGCGATGATCTCAAGCGGCGACGGCGACACGATGGCCTGACCGGACGGCGGATAGGACGCCTTGCTTAACTGCATCGCCACTCTCGTCAGCATCGTCCTCGGCATCCTCGGCATCTGCACCGGCAGGCGGCGCCGATGGCGGCGCATCCGGCCGCGGCGTCGGTTCCGGCACTTTGTCCCAGGCGCTCAGCGGAACGATCTGCTGCTGCACGCGCGGCTCGTCGCCGAACGGCATCGCCGGCAAATCTTCCTTCGCGCGCGCTTCGTTAGGCGAGAAAATCCCGCCCTGCACGCCCCTCGCCAGCCCCTCGATGCGATCACGGAAGTTCGCCCGCAGCAACGCCTCCAGATCCAGCTCCAGATAATCATCGGGCCAGCCGGCGAGTGCGAACAGCCGCCCGAAGCCGTCCTCGATCAGGTTTGCGCCGGAACCCAGCCCGGTGGACACCCAGAAGCCCATCATGCTTTCGGTCGAGCCCTGCGGCCCGGCCGAGTTCTGCAAGCTCAGCATCGGCAGCGGCACCCGGTACGCCGTGGCGATGCGCTGGTCGCTGATCTGCAAAAACTCCGCAAGCTGCGCGTCGCGGCTGTTCACCACGGCCGGAACCCACTTCATTCCGTCCGTCAGGATCGGCGTGCCGCCGCTGTTCGGTCCCTGCGTCTGCCGGTTCCAGCTTTCGCGCAGCTTCAGCGCCGCATCCGGGTTGTCGTGATAGCTGATGTCGGTCTGGATGACGCCCGATGGCCGCCCCTGGTTCTGTAAATAGGCCAGGTTGTGCGCCAGCACCGCATTCGAGGCGGCCTCCTCCAGCAGCGATGCTTGCAACGGCGCGATGCCCCGCAGCGGGTTGCGCGGGTCGGGAAAGCGCAAGTGCAGCACGTCGCGCGCCGGCACCTGTTGCAACGCCGCCCGGTTGTCGGCGTACAGCCGCTCGACAATCGCATTGCCGGCCAGCGAATAGTAAAGCTCGCCGCTCGCGCCGACAGCCACCGAGCAGGCCCGCGGGTCCATCAGGTGGATCTCGGATATCTCGTAACGCTTGTTGCGGATCGCCAGCCCGAAGGCGGCACCCTCGCCGTAAAGGCAGTCGGTGAGATAGAGAAAGAAATCGCTCGGGCTCTGATAGCTGTTCGGTTTGCGCAGAATGCGCGACAGCGCCGAGTTCGTGACGCGATCCCGCCCCCCCTTGCCGTCGCTCTGCCAGTGCGTGCCGGGGCACATGCTGATGGTTTGCGCGTAAGCCTGCCGGCAGGCATAGACCACGGCCGACGAGCCATAGGGCAGCGGGTCGTGTCCGCATTGCCAGTAATTGAGCGGCCAGCTCGCCGGGACCACGCCGCCGCCCAGCGGCAGCACAAACCCCGGCATGAGCTGCTTCTGACGCGGGCCGAAGATGCGGCGAACCGCACCCGTCGCCCGCGCCATCAGTTGCGCCATTTAGGGCTTGTCGGGCTGGCGCGGTTCGGGGCGCGGCACGCTGCGCTCGGGCTGCCGGGCCGTGGACCCGCCGAGCGGCGGCTCCGGCGGCGGCTTTTCTTCCGGCGGCAGCGGCATGCCCGGCTTCAGGTCCGTGTCAACCGGCGACGCGAGATAGGCCGCCTGTAACGCAGCAGACGGCATCTCAGGTGCGCTCGGCGCGGCCTTTTCGTCCGGGTGCATCAGCCCGAGCTTTGTCTTGTCGTTCTCCTCCTGCGTCGGCGTCGGCACCGATTGCTCGGTTACTGCCAGCGTCATGTTCGTCAGGTTCGCCCGCCGCGCTTTGTCCTGCTCGTAATCCGGCATCAGCCGTCTCCTTTGTGGTGAGCCTGCCCCACAACTGCAGGGCAGGCTGTCGCCATGAGTAACGCCGCCGCTTCAAAGCCTCACCAACTCACCGATTGCGTCCACGCCACCGTGCCGGTGCGCCGCAGCCCCCAGTTCATCGGCAGGATCATCCGAAGCGCGAGGCTGTCAGTCTGGAACATCGAGCGGCTCGGGCTGGCGACGACACCGGAACCCTGCGCGCCGGTCACCAGTTGCAGCGGCGTCGTGTCCTCGAAATGCAGGGTCGCCTGGTCGGACACATCGAAGCGGGGATCATCTCCCGTCACCGACATGAAATCGTCGGCGTTGAGCAGGATCACCATCCCCGCCGTTACGGTGCTCGACACGATCACCGGGTAGCCCATCAGGGTGTTGCTGGTGATCTCGCTGCGGAACGGGAAATCCGTTGCCGCGGTGCCCTGCGTCAGCAGGATCGAGTTCTTTTGCACCGGGTGCATGATCCACACCGGCTTGACGAAGGCATTCGCCGTCGCCAACACCGCGGTCAGCGCTTTGATATCGCCGACCAGCGCCGCAAACCCGCCGCCCGCGGTTGCCGTCGTGGCGCTGACGTTGTAGCGGATGCCGGCCGGGCGGATGGCGCTCGATATGATGTTGTCGATCAGCACCGAATCCACCGACGCCTGCGTGTCGTCCTGAATCAGTTGACGCAGGATCACCTCGATTTGCGGCGTCGAATGCTCGGCGATCTCGCGGGTGTAGCTCACGATGACGGCCATCTTTTTCAAGCCGAGCGTAATCGGCGTGAAGGCGGCCTGCCGCACCGGGATGGGCGCACCTTCCGCGACGAACGAGCCCGCCACGGTCGGCGTCGCCACCCGTGTCGGCATGCTGATCTGAGCAAACCGCCCCAAGGTCGCCCGGAACCCGTAGGGCGCCAGCAACCCATAAATGCCGCCCGGCAACAGCGTGTTGACGAACTCGCCGTACTGCGTCGCAGCCAGCGTGTCGGCCCATCCGCTCGTCGTCGTAGTGGCCGGCGCCGTCGCCGTCCTGACGTACCAGTCGTGCGTCGCCTTGGTTACGTCGAAGTCGCCATAGCTGCCGTAAATGTCAGCCATCACCTTGTCGAGCGGCTCGTGCCTGACATGGCTCAGCACCTTGCCGACGCAGTGCCGGATGTAGAGAAAGCCCGGCTCCTCCTGCTTCTTCGGGATGGCCCACGATTTCGGCGCCGCCGCCGGCAGCGGCTGGTTCGGCGCGTATACCGTCGTGCGGCTGGCCGGCACGGTGATCGGCTCGGCCTCGCCGCCCAGCGCCTTCTCGGCCCGCTCCCACGTCGTGATCTTGCCCTGTACCTCCTCGATCTTCGCCGTCAGGTCCGACAGCCGGCTAAGGTCGTTGTCGGGATCGACGCCGCCCATCTGGTCGCGCAATGCCACAAGCTCCTGCTGCGCGCCGGTAATTCTCTCGCTGATGTTCATGGGTTTCTGCTTTCGCGATACGTCACCTCGTTTGGCATGCACGCCATGAAACCCGCCCGTCGCCACCCGCTCTCCATCGGCATGCACGCCGAAGATCAGGCTTTGCCCTTGCGGGGAGATCCCGAGCGATTTCGCAATCGCCAGGGCATTCGGATTGGCGCCGACGCTGACGAGCGAACACTCGACCAACTCGGCTTCGAGAAAGCGGGTGCCGCCATTCTTCAGCGGCTCGAAATTGTCGCTGTGAAACCCGACGCTGACAGCGCGTGCGATGCCGGCCTTCACCAGCGCGTGGATCTCGCGCAACCGCTCGGACACCGGTTCCACCAGATCGAGCCAGCCGGTCAGCCGCCCCTTGCGGACGCCCACGTCGCGCCAGTGCCCGATCATGAATTTCGGGTCGTGCCCGAACAGCGCCACCGGGTGCTTGCGGAAGTTGTCGAGCTGCCAGCCCTGCGGCTCGATGATGTCGCCCATCCGGTCCAGGCTGGCATCGCTCATCACATATTCGAGCGGATCGTCGGCAGGCGGCGGCGCCGCCGACCGCTTTTGTCGGATCTGCATGCAGTGCTCCCGAGCAGACGGCCGATGCCGTGCCCGCTGAGTGCGGTGTCAAAAACCCCAGAAAGAGCGCTGGTTGTTCACCAACGCCGCCCGTTCCGGCGCCGTCAGGACGTAGTTGTTCCAGGCCACCGCCTCGACGTACTGACAGTTCGTCGTGAGGCCCCCGAGCACCCCCATGCTGCCCGCCGCCACATCAGTGCCGCCCGTCGCGTTCGTCGTCTCGACGTCGTCAATCCTGAAGATCGAAGACGCCGCCCCGGCAATCACCCCGAGCGCCGAGTGCCACGCATTCTCCGGCACCGCAGCATTCGTGTGTATCGTCACGCTGGCCGACTGCAGCAACCAGCTCGCCAGGACGCCGCCAGTCAGAATCCGGATGCCGTTGTTCAGCCGGATCGGCGTGCAGGTGCCGTTGCCGGCCGTCCGCTTCGCCACCCCGCTCAACGACGCAATCCCCGTCGTCGGCGTCACGCCGGCCGCCGTTATCACCAGGTCCGTGTTGGTCTCGGTCTGAAAACACGGCAAGCCGGCCGGCGTGCAGTTAAACACCAGGGTCGGCTGGTTCGCCGCCGTCGCCTGCACAATGTCCCGCGCGGCGCCACTCTGATCGTACCACTTCGTACCAAAACACGGCGTTGCGGCACAGTGCGCCAAAGCCGCCGCCGTATCTATCGGCGCGCCGGTGAACGAGGTAAAGCCGAGGAAGTAGATGTCCGTCTCGGCGTTGTCGGATGCCCGCCGGATGCGGATCGCCGGCCCCGCATAAGCCGAGCGCAGCGCGCGGAAAGAGTAAGCGCCGGTCGGCGTCGTAAAAGTGTCCAGCGGCGGCGCCGCCGCAGCCGCCACAATCCGATGCCCGCGATACGGAGCGTGCATGCGCGCCTCGGCCGCGTGCGCTACCAGCGCTAGCAGCAGCCCGACGATTAGGAACACTACTTACAGCCCCGTGCCGGGCGTGACGTAGAGCGTCGCGGTGCCGCTGGCGGTGATGCCGGCAACGTGCGTGTTCTGGCAGCCCAGAATTTCGACGCTGCCCGGCGCCACCGGCAATCCCGAGGCAGTGGTGGCAACCACCGTCACATCGCCGCAATTCACAAACACCGCGACGCTGCCGGCATTGTAAAGCCGCACATTCGGCACGCCCGGCACGGCCGTCTGCAACTGCACCCGGCTCGTCGTGCCGGTTGCCGATAGCGTTACGGTGGCGGCACCGTCGGTGCGGAATGCCTGTTGCGCCGCCGCCGCTCCCGGCAGCAACAGCAATGCCAATGCGATGGGCGCAATGCGTTTGGTCATGCGATCAGTGCCTCGATGCTCAGACAATCATGGTCTCGAGGTTTACCCGGCCGCGCGCCAGCGGCACCACGCCGCGCGCCATCTCCAATGCCACCATGCCGTCGATGCGGCTCGATGACAGCGCCTTGTGGAGCTTGCGATTGCCCGCGGCATCGCTCCACACCACGGCACCAGCCGCATTCATCGTCAGCACCGGGTGCATCCCGTGCGCCAATTTCTTGTTCAGCAGATCACTCTCAAGCTCGCGCAGCGCCGGGCTCATGCTCGCCACGCCCTGCCCGAACTCCACGAACTTCGCCATGTCGGCCTCGCCGAAGCCAACCTTCGCCAGCCACGGTTTCAGATGCTTCCAGCCCCACCTGTCAAAACCAATCTTACGCACGTCATATCGTGCAAACACATCGCGTAAATACTCAGCGACAAACTCATATTCGACGCTCTGGCCGGGAGCGGTATGCAAATACCCTTCCTTGTGCCACTGGTCATACGGCACCCGGTCGGCTCGAGCTTTCGTTGAAAGCCCTTGGCCCGGCAGCCAGAAGGTCGGGTGTACCTGCCATACGCCACCCACATCGCCGATCAGCACCAGCGCCGTGAGATCCGCCACGCTCGACAGATCGAGCCCGCCATACACCGGCACGCCGTCTATCGGCAGCGGCGCCGCACCGCACGACGCCCAAACGCTCGCCGACACAAACGGGTTGTTGGCTTCTACCCGCCGATTGCAAATGAGGTTCTCGTATTCCGCCTGTCGCGACGGCATACGCTTTGCGTCTGCCGCCATAGCCAGCACTTCGTCTTTGTTCATAAAGATATCGAAGGCTGGGTTGGCTGCTCGTATCGCCTCCTCGGAAAACGGGTCCATTTCAGCCGGCGCAGATTGAAACCGGAGCACCGTCCTTGGATCGTGACCAGCCGCTGCGTCGTCAATCAGGATCGATAGCAAGTCATTCTCTGTCGAAGCCTGCGTGCTGATGATGATCGACAACGGTTGCGACTGCGCACCCGTGGCCGTCTCCAGCGCCTCATACAAACTCGATCTCGGCCCGCGCACTTGTCCTAACTCATCGAACAATGTCAGCACCGGGCTTAGTCCAAACGCCGTGGTTACTTCCGCCGACAGCGCACGGTACAGCGTTCCAAGATCACGGCAGATAAGCTGCTTGGCCGTATCCCGGATGGTAACGCATTCGGACAATATCGGATTCAGACGCACAATTTTTGCAGCGAGGGAAAAGATTATTCCCGCCTGCTCCCGCGATTGCGCGGCGCTGTAAAGCTGGCTATTCGGTTTGGCCTCCGGTCCACAGAGGTGCAGCAGAAGGATCAGCGCACTCTCGGTAGTCTTTGCATTCTTGCGCCCGCGGGAAATGATCGCTCGGCGCGTGCCGGCCGGATTGTCGTAAATTGCCCGAAAGTCGTCCCTCATAAACGCCGCCATCTTCAGCGGCTGGCCGACATACGTCCCCTCGGGAACCCGACAAAACTCCTCTACCCATTTAATGTTTCTTTCGGCGCGCGTTTCTTGTACGGCCGGCGGTTTGCTAGTTGCTCGCCTACCGTCGCCCATCGACAATTCCCAGGTTCATAATCACCGTTAGTGTCTATCCGGTCGAGCGAGAGCCCAATCGGTGGCTCGCCCATGTCGCAAAGAAAGTTCTCGAATGTATCCCATCGCTGGCAAACCTTGATACCACGCCCACCGTAATATTCGAATGCATGGTTTTTTGCGTCCTGGCATCTCTGCCGCATGCCATACCAAGTGGTATAAGCTCGCGTCTGCCTGCGCGCCGCAGTGTGTCCGTGCTTCAGCCTCGATGTCAGTCCGAAGCCAGCAACAACTTCCTTAAGAAGGCAACCGCACGACCGTGTATGCCCAGTGCGCAGATGCCCACCGCTGACATTGCAGTACTTTCCGCAGTCGCACAAACAGAGCCATCTTGCCTGGCCATCTGCCGCGCGGCCTACCTGGGCTATAACTAGAAGGCGACCGAACCGCTTTCTTTGTAATGCAATAACCCGAGCCACCAGTATTACTCATTGCCACGGCTTACGGGTAATGCCAACTCCAGATCTCTTGTTGCCACGATGGTTTAATGTTGATTGTGGTGTTATACGCAGCGATGTCGCCAGCTTACGGACAGCCTCACTCTCGGCGCGCTGTTCCCTCAACACGGCAAGCAGTGTCTCCGTATCGTCGGTACGCTCAACCAACTCCGCTATCCTGTTGCCGATAACAACATGCCGACACAGTTGCGCAAGTAATGGAACGCTACCTGCATCGAACCAATCAGCAGGGTGCCCCGATACAATCGCTTGCCACACCTCAACTTGCTCATCAACAAGGTGATGAGGCGGCTTCAATCGCTCGACGACATCAAGTGTTTGCGGCGCCAGCATCAGCGATGCCGCCGATGGCCTGCCGCGCTTCATCCGGGGGGGAGGCTCCGCTTATTCGAGACAAGCCGCAGGTAAG